AAAATTACCCAACCAGCTTCGGCTGGTTTTTTTACGTCCACATAAAATAATTAACTTAAAGTTAAAATAATGCTTGCGTGATTAATTAACCTGTGGTTAAATAACACATCAGCACAAAACACCGTGTTATTAAACAGATGGAGCTAATCATGAACACAGTCGGCATTTATGGCAGTCACCCAGAAGACCAATACAGAGCGCGTGAATTGGATCGTTATCTGGACTCACAGGAATGGTCAACAGATGACATTGAGAAAGCGAAGCAAGGTCTTTATGACGCGATTCGCTACTTCGGCAAAGAGTGGGATGAGAATTTAGTTAGCTATCGTTTAGAGATGCTGACAACCATTGAGGAAATATTACATAGCAACATTGCACGCATTGAGAAGCTGGCAGAAATTGATGATGTGATGGATAGATACATCAAACTGTATTGCGAGGATGAAGTTGAAGGTGATCCAGACGCTTACTGTGAAAAATACTGTTCTCAATTCGAGAATGAGGAATAGATCATGCGCTTAACTTTTGAAGCATTACTAATAATATTCGCGCTGTTTTCAGCTTACTACATTGTGAAATTAAACGAGGAATATGCCGACATGGTAGCTGCTACTGGAAGCATTCAATGGTGTGATATTCAATTCGATAACAGTACCGCAAGCGCACCATGCAAGATTGTAGGCACTGACTTAGCAGAGGTAAATTTCAAATGAAAGATTACGCCAAAATTGATACTAGCCCAAAGATGAACAAGTACGAAATGGCGTACTACTGCATAACATTTTCAATCGCATTTTTAGGCTTATTGGTACTGATACTGCTATGAACACTTTACTTTTAATGTACGGATTTATTAGCGGAATATTAGCTGTATTGGTGACTGTTTATATCTGTGTGATCTGCTCTATTTATAACGATTATCGGAAGAGTGGATTGACGCGGAAACAGGCAGTTCTTACGACTTGGAGAATGAAAGATGAGTGACACTAAATTAAATGTATTCCAGCGCATTAATGCTGTGAGAGAAAAGATTGATTACATCAAAAAAGATAAACAAGTGCAAACCTATAAAGCTGTTACGCACGATCAGGTGACAGGCTTAATTAGAGATCACTTGGTTAAATTTGGTGTAGTTGTTTATCCAAATCTAGTGTCATCAAATACGATTGATACAGGCGATAAAACGAGTAAAGGCACACCGATTATTCGTGTTGAAGCTGTTTATGAGTTTGTATTTGTGAACATTGATGATCCGGCAGATAGATTTACCGCAAGCGTATCAGCTCACGCAAACGATCAGGGCGACAAAGCGCCAGGTAAAGCCCTAAGTTACGCTAAAAAAGCTGTGATTCTCAAAGTGTTTGAAATTGAAACAGGCGAGGATGACGAAAGCCGATATGCAGGGTTTGATGTTGATGACTGGATTAGCGGCATTCAATCGGCACAATCAATAACAGAGCTACAACAATCATACAACGATGCAATAGGCGCGGCTTTGAAAGCTAAAGACATGACCGCAAAGCAAATGATCGTTGTTGCCAAAGATAAAAGAAAGGCTGAATTAGCATGATTATTCAAGGCTCACAGGAATGGAAGCAGCTACGCGCTGGCAAGGTAACAGCCTCACGCATTGCAGACTTAATTGCAAAAACTAAATCAGGCTATTCAACCAGCCGCGAAAACTACATGACCGAGTTAGTCATTGAGAGATTTGGTGTATTGAATGACAGCTTCACTAATGCCGCTATGCAACATGGCACAGAGACAGAACCGTTCGCGCGCCATGAGTACGCTATTAAAAATGGCGTAATGGTTGACGAGGTGGATTTTGTAGATCACCCACGCATTGCAATGTCCGGTGCTAGTCCTGATGGAATTGTGAATGATGGATTAGTCGAGATTAAATGCCCTAATTCAGCCACACATTTTAACTATCTGCTTGCTGGCGTAGTGCCTGAGAAATACAAGCCGCAGATGGCATGGCAAATGGCTTGCACTGGTGCGAAATGGTGCGACTTTGTGAGCTTTGACAATCGCTGTCCTGATGGCTTGCAATACTTTCAGGTGCGCTATATCCGCGATGATGTTTACATTCAATCACTAGAAAACGAAGTGATAGAGTTTATTAAAGAGCTTGATTTTAAATATAACCAGTTATCAGAAAAACTTAATCAAATGAAAGAGGCAGCTTAAATGGCAAGCGTAAACAAAGCAATTCTAATAGGCTCATTAGGCCGTGACCCAGAAGTTAGATTTATGCCTAATGGCGAAGCTGTATGTAATTTCAGCATAGCAACCAGCGAGAACTGGAAAGATAAACAAGGCCAGAAACAGGAAAAGACCGAATGGCACAATATTGTTATGTATCGCAAGCTTGCAGAAATTGCTGGCGAGTATCTTAAAAAAGGATCTCCAGTTTATCTTGAAGGCCGCATTCAAACGCGCAAATGGCAGGATAAAGAAGGTAACGACCGTTACTCAACTGAAATCATTGCGGACAGTATGCAAATGCTAGGTAACAAAAAAGACGGTGATTCCGTAGCAACGCAGCCTAAGACCGCCCCAGCGAATAAACAAAACGATGGTACAGGCTTTGACGATGGTGATTCGATTCCATTTTAGGAGATAAGCATGCTTACAGAAAAGAAATGTTTTAAGTGTAATGAAAATAAACCACTTGATAATTTTTATAAGCAAAAAACTATGAAAGATGGGCGCGTAAATAAATGCATCGAGTGTACAAAAAAAGATGTTAAACAAAATCGTTTAGACAAAATTGATTATTACAGATCTTTTGATAAAGCAAGAGCATCAAAACCAAGTCGTGTAATTGCTAGAAAGTTATACCGTGAAACAGAAGAAGGTAAATTAGCCGTTGCAAGAGCACATAAAAATTATGCTGAATCTTTCCCTGAAAGACGTAAGGCGCAGCATATTTTATGAACTGCAATAAGAGATAAAAAGATAGAAAAGCAACCGTGTTTTGTCTGTGGTAAAGAAAAGGTGGAAGCGCACCATTTTGATTATTCAAGACCATTATTAGTTACATGGCTTTGTAATTATCACCATAGACAAACGCATGAACTTGCAAGAGAGTTTAAACATGCTGCTTAGATTAATGACGTGTCACCCAAGCCGATAGTGGGAAAACATCGAGCAGTATCAGGCGCGATTCCTCCAGATATACAACGTGCTGATGATACCGAGTGATTGCCGTAAGCAATTAACGAATATGCAGAATCCTTGCAAGGTAGTTAGAGAGGATTAACTAACGTATGTTGGGGAAAGTATCTAGCCTGTAATCATCTGGGTGCAAGCTGAATCTTGTGATGATTATGGAGTGGATATTTGATGAAAGGATTAACCATGACAACCGTATCAGTGCAGCCTACAACGAGCGAACCGAATGAACGTGAAGTTTTTGAGCTGAAAATAGCAATGGAATATGAGCAACCACCTTGTATTGACCGTGATGTAGATGGTTACGCTGATGGGTATGTTGATAATGCTTGGTGGGGATGGCAAGCAGCATGGCAACACCAACAGAATCGGATAGATGAGTTGAAAGCAGACAATTTAAAAATAATTGATTCTTTCATGGTGAAAATTGAATCACTACAAGCCAAGCTAAATGTATCAGAAGCTAACTTTAAAAGTTTATGCGATAAGAATTTAACGCTTGAGGGCAAGCTAAATGTGGCAGTAGATGCGCTTGGTGATATTGCTTCTAAAATACCAGTTGGTGACGAAATGATATACAGAGCTATTGAAGCACTCGCTGAAATTAAACGGATAGGGGAATAGGTATGAGTATTCAATATTATCCAACTGGAGAAATGAGATTGTTTAGCCCAGACGAACGTTACGTTCCCTTTGTTTTACAAAGAGAGTGGTATCTGAAAGATGATGACGGGAAAGGGTACTTATGGTTAGACTTTGATAAAACACCGTTGGATTTAATTAAAAGTAAAGGTGAATAAATATGAGCGAACATACAAAAGAGCCATGGATTGTTACTGGTTCAGACAGAATTAAATATATTGAGGCGCGTATAGGGAATGGGCAGCTTCAAGAGATTGCGAGTTGTATGATGGTTGGCCACGGAGACCATGAAGCTAATTCCAGTCGCATTGTTGAATGTGTGAACGCGCTTGCTGGTATTGATGATCCTGAATTATGGGTTGCTAAAATGAAATTTATGGACAGTGACCATACCGCAAGTCTTGAAATAATCGGGGAACTTACAAAGCAACACGATGAACTGCTCGCGGCTTTGAAAATGATTGCAAATCACATCCCCACTATGATGCGCGATGATAGACAGCACGAGGTGATCGTTTACCCTCCAGAATTTAACCCTGCAAAAATCGCACGTGAAGCAATTGCAAAAGAAGCCCTATCCACACCGCCAAACACAGCCGAACTTGACGCTTATGTACAACAAAAACTATTACAGTCGCAAGCGAGTGAGGCTAGGTTACGTGAGGCTTTAAGTTTTATAAAGCCTAAAATAGAAACCTTAATGAGAGGGTCGCGTGAAAAAGAATGGGCTGTAATAGAAAACAGAAATGGTGAAATTGTTTATCTCGATTCAGCTATTGTTGTTATAGATAAAGCCCTATCCACCCCGCCAAACGCAGCCGCCTTGGAGGCTTATGTTGAGAGTGAGGTTGAGAAAAGGTTTAAAGTTGTAGCGTGGCAAGGTTTAGGTATATGTATGTTACAAAAACCAATATCTGACGCTGATTTATTTTCACCACTCTACGCAAGAAAGGATAAACAATGACAGACAAGATACTGGAAATGGCGAAAGAGGCTGGATTTGAGCTAGATAATAATGCAGGTACAGTGCAATTTGTTTGGGTTGAGCAACTTGAAGCCTTCGCAAATCTAATTGAAGCCAAAGCTAGGGCTGGTGAAAGAAATAAATTTAACGTGGTTGCTTACATAAGTGAGGATGCTAAGTTACCACTAAAAGACGACGGAAGTTAGCGACTACCGCTTACCACTTTACGCAAAGAAAGGTTAAACAATGACAACGATATATAAAGTAACAGTAGGAATGCACACGTATTGCAGTACGCAAGATTTAGCTCATGCAATGAAAAGAGCCGATAAATTATCACAAAGCCACAACGGAGTGAGTGTTGTAGTTACAGAAGAAAAAGTTATATGGCGCAACGAAGCTTCAAAAAGATTAATACAGAATATTCACGGCGTGGAGTAAATAAAGATGACAGACAAGATACTGGAAATGGCAAAGCAGATATTAGGCACTGTTTTAATTAACGGGACTGAATATTTTGAGATTGATGAACCAGGTCTTGAAGAACTAGCAAATCTAATACGTGCTGATGAAAGAATAAACTGCATAAAAATTATCGGTAAAGAACTTGGATTGACTGATGAATGTGTAGCTGAATATTTAAGTAAGAGAGGTGAGTAAATGGATATTGTAGATAAAGCAAGGCAATGGTGTAAAACAGTTAGAACAAAACCTGCCCCATTGAGTGAAGCAATACCAATGGTAGCTAAATTATGCGATGAGAATGACACACTACGAAACCAATTAGCTCTTGCTAAAGAGCAATTAGCTGAATGTCAGAAAGATGTAGAGAGTTATCAGCTATTAAAGAAAAATTACGTTATAGCTAATTTTAATATTTACGATGACGAAGATTTATCAATCGGTAAATCAGGCGTGGTTATTGAAATGCCAAATGGTATTGAATATAACGCAGACTTAGATTTTATTGTTGCTCAAGCAAAAGCAATGACCGAGAAAGGTTAAGTATGAGATTAATAGACGCAGATGCTTTGTTGGAAGCAATAGCTGCTAGGACTACTACGATAAATAGTAAAAATATAAACAAAAACGAAATGCTAGACCTTATCACCAACGCCACAACAGCTGAGCGTGAAGGATGGGTAAGTGTGCCGATTGAGCCTGATAATACTATGATTTATGCAGGAGCTGAAAATTTAGACTCGTTCAGCCCAGTAGCTGCTATTTGTATATATAAAGCCATGCTTTCAGCCGCACCAAAGGAGTAAATAAAGATGACAACATTCTACACAAATAAATATCCAATACGTGGCGCTATTGAAGGTAAAACTAAATCTGACCCATTTGTTGATTTACCAGTAGGCACGGTATTTACAATTCATCATATTGAATGTGACAGATTATTCTTAAAACCTATTGGCATGGTGTATGCGGTTTGTACGAATACTTTATTCTCGCCAGAAATGCTTAATTTTGCTTTTACTGCCAGTGATGAATTGAAGGAGTAATACATGAACGGCTGCCACCACACTATTCCCAATTCTCGAATACAGAATGAACTTGTCTATCATAGCAAAGGAAATGTTAGTTGGCCTTATGTGTTCACCAAAACGTGTCAATACATTAAGCAAGCTGGAATAGTTGATGCTGGATGTGATGGGTGTTATGAAAAGGAAAAGAAATGAAACTATTGAAAACAAGAGAAGCCGCAAATAAACTAAGAATATCTATTGACCATTTTCGCAAGTGCATCAAGCACCAGCCGGACTTTCCAAAGCCGGTAAAGCTAACACCGAAAGCACACCCACAGTGGATTGATGAGGATATTGAAAACTACCTGAAACAGAAAGCGGCCTAGTCTAGCCTTTTGGCTATGTCGCTTGCTGACTCCCTATAATAAACCATGAGCATTTTTAAATCTTTATGCCCGACCATCCTTGCTAAGTCCAATATATCCAGCTTTTTAGCAAGGCGCGTGATCGCTTCAGCGCGTGTATCGTGAAAGTGCAATCCATCAATCATTGCCAGTTTTTTAGCTTTTCTAAATAATGCATCTAACTGGCTGGTTTTAATATTAAATACCAAGTTTTTATCTAAGCCCTTGCATTGCTCAATAATAGCCATTGCAGCACTACTAAGCGGAACTTCACGCACCCCTGCAAACGTCTTAGAGTCGTTTATTTTTGCAACCCTACCCGATATATCAACCCACCTTAGATTGCATATCTCCTGCGCCCTAAATGCGGTCTCAATGGCAAACATGAAAGCAGCGCCTACACGGCTAGTAACGGTTGAAAGTATTGCATCATGCGAGTAATTCAGCGCAAAACATAATCGGTTTATTTCATCCTGACTGATTAACCTATCTCTAGCAGGCTCGCCTTTTGGCTTCTTTAATCCTTTCATAGGATTTTCGGTTAAATACTCCCATTCATTAACTGCGATCTGCAAGCAGTGACTAAGTAAAGCCCATTCACGCAGTACCGATAATGCAGAAACTTCTTTTAATCGCCTATCGCGCCATTCTGCAAATGTAGCTTTAGATAAGTCAGCTATTTTAATATCTGCGATCTTGTCACGCAGGAATAAGCCAATCCTGATAGTTTCCCATCGTTCGCCTTTTTTCTTACATGAAACTTCATCACGGTACTTTTCCAGCAATTTTCCAAATGTGATTGATGGAACTTTACCCTTACCAGCTTTTATCGATTCTTCCCACACGTAACCCTCGGCTTTAGTTTCAAAGGTTTTTGTATGCTGCTTGTAATTTACGGTAGCGGTAAACTTCCACTTACCTGATGCGGTTTTTTGAACGGATGCCATGAATGGTAAGAACACTGGTAACAATTTGGTAAGAATATATATCTTTATATCCCTACAAGCAACCATTAATCACCAGATATTACCAAAAGATAAAACCGCTATATAAAAGGCTAGAAGCCCAATACATAAGCGGTTTACAGTGGATTTTACAGCTATGATATGGTGCGAAAGGAGAGCATCAATTAACTAGCATTGACGCGCCTCTCAAGCACGATAGTAAGAAAAATAGTAAGACTAAATTTCGTAAAGAACGAATATTACCACAAGCAATAAATTAATTGTTAGCCCACTTAACGTTTAACTTATTCACATCCATAAATCTGACATTGCTTATTATACAAGTTATAAAGCGCCTCGTAATCATAATCAGTGACTTTGCAAGCATCTACAACGACCGCAAGGGTCTCGTTACAGTTTGTTCCGGAGTCGGCAACGTTTGAGGTATGGTTGACCACTTTGGACACGTCAATGCTATTGGTTGTGGAGTTGCGCAGCTTGATAGAATCGCGGTAAATATTAAGCTCGTTACTAATTTCATTGATTGAACCTTTCAGTTTAGCCTCTATACGTTTACGGTCTAGTCCAGCACCGATTAAAGCTTGTTTATGCTCGTCTATTACTGATTTAACGGCATTCTCGGCTTGCTTCTTCATTAAGTGATTTTGCAACTCTCTAAACTTTCCAGCCTGAGATACGGTCTCTTTATATATCTCAAAATCTCGCTTAATCGCGTTATGCTGTGATTTCTGATTGATTGCGTATAGAGATACGATAACTAGAATAATTTGCAGTGGATAGCGCATTGCTATATCCAGCGCCTTGCTAAAAAATAGCTTGAGCATGAGTAGCATTAATTCACCTCATCTAGTTCAACATACAATTCGAGTGCTTCACCATCAATCTCGACAAAGCCGTTAGTAAAGTTAAAACGAATAAATCCATCTTCTTCGTCTATCTCGATTCCTGCTAACTGTGAGTTAATGAGAGCTTCAAGCATGGTTTCGGCTTTGTTCATATTTACTCTTTCAACATGTCTGAATTGATTGTTAATCTTGATACTTCACCGAACCGCTTATCATAAGTAATCACTTTTGCATCACGGCCTGATAGATAACCACCTCGCGCACCGTAGGCATCATTAGCCGCTAGTGTTCTGTGCTGCTCCACTATCATGAGATTGTTTTCTTTTACGTCTATATGGTGCAAATGGCCTAAGTGAGCGTAAGCGTATTTAGTACGGCCGTACATTTCACGAAACTGTGAAGCGAAAACGTTTGATACATTAGCAACGTTTCTTTTATGCCCATGATGAAAAAACAAGGCTGTATTGCCAAACTCATAAGCGTTATATGGATTAGGGCTTTTATCTACCGTGATACGAGGCTCGTTTTCATACAGTACGCTGAACCACTCTCTTAACCATATCTGTGAGACTGGGTCATGATTAGCGTCTGCCATGATGATATGAACGTTTTGATGTTTAGCCAAAAGCATATCAATGACTATGCGTAATACTCTTATAGCTGAACGCACCAATTTAGAAAATCTACTGTCAACGTCTAGCAAGTGTTTTGATGCTGGGGTTACTGCATCCATGCCATCAAAATGCAAGAAGTCAGAAAGTTGTGCAAATACAGCCTGATTAGAATCTGGTGATTGTGCTATGGCCTGTTTAAACCATTTTACAAGTAGATCCTCGGCAATATTAATATCCCAGTTCTCGCCTGACTCCTCATCCCATGCTAGCATCCCCATGTGATAATCAGTTATAACGTAGCAATTGCATAAGTTATCATTGCCAGCCGGTGGAGCATTCATTAATGAAACTCGCGGAATATCATCTTTCATTGCCTCGATAGCTTCAAGCATGGCCTGCTGGTTTCTGCTATCGTCTAAGCGAGTTTTAACCCACTGAATTTTTGCAACACCATCTTTATACAGCGTTGAAGTTCCGCGAACTACAAACGGATCAGGAACTATCACCCTCATATCACTATCAGGCGCATAACCTTGCATCGCTGCTTTATACTTGATGCTCTTTAATCCAACCTGTATAGACTGCCTAGGAATGTTTAAAAGCCTTGCCGCGCCCTTGATACTTCCGGCTTCGTTTACTGCGTCTATGTATTGTTTCTGTCTATCTGTTGCGAAATCTTTTAATACTTCATCAACGATATTGGTCATTGGTAATCCCAAATAACATAATTAGGTAGTCCGGTTGAACCAATTCCAAAATGCAAAAAGTTAGCCGCTACACCTATCCGCGTAATGCCATGTTTCAATGCAATCGTTATCAGCTTAAATCTGTCAGAGCCGTTTTCACAGTAAATATCAGCACAGTTACCGGTCGTGTGTTCGCCTCGGCTGTGTAGCTTTTTAGCTTCAATCGGGTGTTTTTTAGAACGGAATCCGCTAGTGACGCGCATTGATTTGTTGTACTCTTTGCGTATCGCCTCAAGTATCACCATGAACTCATGCTGCATATTGTTTTCGCCTGTGAACTTGCAGTCAAACTCTGACTTTTTGAAATATTGGTACTCACTCCATTGCGCGATCATTTGTCTGCACTCCTGCGTTTAGGATTAAAGCAATAGGCTGTACATAAATTTGCGATTAAATAACTCAATATCCCGATCTCAATAAAGATAGAATCGCGCCCTACATATTCAACCAATGCGCCTACTGCAATGAAGCCTATCGCTATCTTTTTAAGTATGTTGTCTGTGTGTATCTTCGGGCTTAGTTCTACTGCGATACACGCGCCAAATAGTGCCAAATAAAGCATTTAATTGCCTGTCCATTTCTTGCGTAAACCCTCGATAGCCAAAGGTAATTGAGCAAAAATGTTTGTGATAGTCGCCATGCCTAATAAGCCAATGGTCAATTTGATAGCGTCAGCCGTTAAACTGTGCGGATTGATAACGCTGTACTCGATAGCTGCACCGCCTAAATAATGTGCGAGTGCAATGCCAAAACAAAATACTAGGAACAGTTCCCATCGTTTCATGTTCGCTGTTTTATCTTTGCTGACATAAAGGGATAAAAGAGAACCTATTGCGGCTGGTATTGCTGCGCCTATCCAGCCTTTTAATGCTATTAATGCTTCCACGTTTACCCCTTTTTTTATGGTGTTTTAGACGTAAAAAAAGCGCCTAAGCGCTGTTTATTTCAAGTTATCCAGTTCATCCGATTTTAGCCACGGAAACGAATCAACAAATAGCTGCGGTCGACTTACAGCGAACCAAACTAAGCGCAAATGATTAATTCTGTTTGATGTGTCCATCGGTAAGCGTTTAGCTTTAAATATGCTTACGATGATGTAGATTGAAAACATAGCCATGATCCAGATAAAGCTGATGCCAATAGCCGCGAAAAATAACATGAGTGGATGTGTCATGATTAATCCAAGTGATTGCCGCTATGGTCGAACGGATTGAGAATAGTGTTACCAAACCAGCAAGCTAATGATTTGCGCCAGCCTGAGCTACGCGCATGACGTTTAAGCCTTGCAGTAACAAGCCACTCTCTCGGCAATTCAGCAAACAGTATAGTAAATACTAGAACATTGTTGATGAAGTCCAGCACAATGCTAATCGCTACGAAAGGCAAGCATAGAACCCATAGCAAGCCGTTTAATTTCTGTTCAGCGTGTGCGCGTATCATTGCCATGCTTGCCACGTACATGATAAAAAACAGGTATAGGTCTGCCAATACAATGTATAGCCATATCATAATGAAGCCGCCAATGTAAACAGGTTGTCCAAGTCAGCATCTGTTAAACCTAGCCCTGCTTTCATGTTCTGCACTAATGGTTGATTGCGGTTAACCTCAGCTGCATATTCCCATTCAATCTGGTCTGCTTCACCACCTGCCGCAATCGCGGCGCTTACTGTAGAAAGTAAACCTGATTGTAATAGGGCTAATCGTGCTTGTCGCATTGAAACGATTGATGGCGGAATAACTTTTAAACTCTCAGCAATTACATCATTAATATCCGGCTTAGGCTCTTTCCAGTTCCATTGTTTGATATATGGGCTATCACCATCGTCTTGCAGTAAAAAATCATTAACAGTAATCCCTTGATACATTCTTAAAATAGCGTTAATCATTATGCAGCCCTCACTAATAGACCTGTAAAAGATGAAGTTATATCGGAACTCGCTGATTGAAAAATTGGAGTTGTTCCAGTCACCGCCCCATAAAGTTCTACATAATCTGTCGAGCCGTTTAAGAATAAAATTTCAGAAACAACAACCTGTTGCGATGATGTAATTGCTGCAATATTAAGCGTTCCGCCTTGCCGGTAAGATGCGCCATTTTTATAAACGCTTGCAACAATTGTCTGCAAACTTGTTGCGTTGCCGCGCAAAACTCCAGTAATTAAATAATATCCAGCAACTGTTGGTGTAAACCTGCTTGCCGTAAAATTATTATTTGTATCGTAAATCTCTGTGCCTAGCGTAACTTTGGTAAACACGCTTGATGTAACAGATTGATTTGTGTTTGCATAAGCAGAAAATGCAGGAATATTATCCAAACCTGTGCCGCCTTGATCTACGCTTAATGGTGTTGTAAGCCCTGATAGCGAAGTAATAGAACTATTCGCACCTGCTGTTGCTAGACCTAAGTTTGCACTTGCCAATGTACCAACTTCAATCCATGCGCTGTTAGCTGCATTCCTGATTTTCAATAAACCGCTTGAAGTGTCAGCCCATAGCATGAACGGGTACATGGTTGCAGGCTCGGTTGCCTCTGAGTTTGCAGAAGCAATCGCAGCCAGAATTGTGTTTAACTCTGCCCTGAACGATGCCCCTGACTGATTACTTAAAACGTAATCGGTTGATTGCGCCATAGTTAATATCCTTTTGAATGAAAATCAAACGTTCTGGAAATTTGAACGGCTGATAAGTTATAAAAATCTATATCAAAGCCTGACTCTGTTTTATTGCTGATTGTGTAGTAGTCGCCCGTGTTCATATCTTGAGCAGTAATAGATAGTGCAGGGTTAATCTGAAACGCTTTTGAATAGATCACTGAATAGGTAGAAGTGCCGGATGTTATATCCTCACCGTACTCATCACGATCAGGCATATCAACAATCACTGATAATTTAGTAACGTTAATATTGTGTTGTGGATTTTCACTGATTAACTCAGCTTTAAATTCAAACGCCCTCGCTGTCCAATCCCCTACAAAGAACGGTTGCCATTCTGACCATATAGGGCTTGCCAATGGGTCATCGTTAGTTGTCCGAACGTACAGCATGATTTCAACATCGTTAACAATGCCCTCGATTAAATCTACGTCATCAATCATCACGATATTGTCGAATAGCTGTAATAAGTCCTCAGCAATAATTTCAACGTCTGAAACTAAGCGCGAAGTTTGCACAGAACCCAAATCAAGATTATTCGCAAATAGATAAGTGCCTGAGTTTCTAACCTCGCTTAAATTATCCCATTCTGCCAAGTCGTCAATTAACGCAAAATCATCTACATCATCACCTGAAGCAATGCGCAGAAAAGAACCGTTACGCTCCACATTAGTCAGCGTTCCGCTAAATGCCGGTGCTTCGGTTAAAGTTTCTAATACATTCAGCGTAATCAAACTTGCTGCATCGCTGATAATGATTGACTCATCTAATGACTCATTGCCGGATGAGTCCACCCATTTAGCAAGGTACGAACCTGTTAATAATGGTAGTGTCGCGCTGGTAGAGTTGCCTGCGATACTTGTACCAATATCGGTAGAGTTTGCCCACTCTGGACTTACCATGTCAGGCGTGAACCTGATTCGCATATAGCCACCGACCAGCACATCTAAATCGGTAGACTGTGACCAAGTTAAATGTGCATAACCACTTAATGCAATCATGTTGAAATTAGTCACATCATTTGGCACTGCTGTTTTGCCGTAGATAGTCGCTTCAACTGTTGTGGCCTGTGAGCGTCTACCCAAAGCATTCACGGCTGATACGCTGAATGTATAGTCACCCTCTTGTATCGGGGCGATTTCGTAAGTGTTTGAAGTGAGTCCGGATATGACAACTGGATTACCGTTTTCGACTCTGTACTCAAGTCTGTAAGTGTTTGCGCTTTGTGAACTATTCCAGCTTACAATCGCCTTAGTTGCCACCACTGATAAGCCACTTAAATAAAGCGTTTCTGTAACGTTTAAGTTTTCAACTTGAGCCGGTTGTGCTGCGCTGACTAGACTTGTCTGCAATGGCTCTAATATTAAATCCTGCTCCACTGCGTCATACTTACGTGCGTCATAAGATAGTGCTGTAATTTGTATCTGTGACTTTTCAACTTCTGCCATCGCCACGATACGCCATGATTCCGGCACTAGGTCATTTGCCGCTAATACCCATATAGCATAGTCAACTGGAATCTGTGAATATGGAGTTGATACAGTAATGGCTGAACTAGAACCTGGCACATTAGTAACTGGCTTAGTCTCTATCGTGCCATCAGGTAAAATCACGCTTAATTCGTAAGTCTTGCCTGACTCAAACGTAATTGCGCTATCAACATTAATTGTTGACGTTGTAGACCCTACAATAGTCCTGCCACCGAAGCGCCTGCCTGAGCGTATAGGGTCTTGCGTCTTAATGACTGACCCAACGCCACAAAACACAGAATCCAGCCCAGTAGTAAAGCTGATTGTCTCGGTTTCGTTAATCTCTGAATATATTAACCACTCACCCACCCTGTGAGCCTGTCCGCGAGAAGTGCAACCAATAGCCGCTATTTCTGTTTGTACGATGCCATAGCGTGTGATAGCTTCATCGTCTGCTACATACTCAACCTTTGAACGATAGCCATCCTGTGGGTCGTTCCATGATACTAATACGACTGTATGACGTACCTTGCCGCTTGAACCTGAATAGTTAAACTGTCCACCTACGATATTAGACTGTGTAAACAACTGCACAGCGTCACTTGGGGCGTCTTGAGATACAGTAATCTCACCGGCTGACCAGTAAGCAATTCCGCGAAAGATTGATGCGATATTGGCTACAACACGATATGCTTCTTCGCGTGTCTGAATATACATATTGCAAGTGAAACGAGGCTCAATGCCGCCGAAGCCGTCTGGCACGAACTCATCACAGTATTGTGCAATGGTGTATAAAGACCACTTATCCACTTGCGTAGCGTCTATCATGTCGCCAAGGCCATAGCGGTCATTGGTCACAATGTCATAGAACACCCATGCAGGATTGTCTGTCCACGCTGTGGTAAATGTACCATCCCATGTGCCGGTATAAACTCTGGTCAATGGGTTATAGTTGCTAGGTATCTTTACCTTGATGCCGTAAATCTCATAGCCGCGAACTGGAATGCTTGAGAAGTTTTTTGAGTCAATCTTGAAGCCAAAGTAAGCTGAGTTTGGGTATCTTAGTTTTGCATCTACAATCTCAGTTAGGCTATCCCAAAACGTTTTGTTCTGTAATGTGGTCACGGTTGCGTCAGCAGTGATACGTCTAACGCGAATATCCCATTCACCACCTGCTGGCAATTCAATCCTGTATGCACGTTGATAGCGAGAGGTACACTTACCGCTGATTACATCGGTATAAGCCGGTACATAAGCCTGTGCAAGATTAACGGCTACTGTGCCACCGTAAGTTATGCCTGTTAATGTTTGGGTAAGATTAAAAATTGCGACTTGCTTTATGCTGCCAGTAGTTTTATTGACTCTAAATTCATATCGCCCAAATGGCAGGTCAAATGAAAACGATTTGCTTTGAATTGTTTGAGTCTGCGTTGTTATTGAATTTACAATGTTAGAACTTGAATAAAAATTACCTTGAAAAGTATCAGTCGTAAAAGTTAGCCATGTGCCACTGCCAACCAATCTATACTGTAATTGAAATGTGCAGGTCTGCTCTGTCTGAATATCTTGAGGGGTCCAAGCTACTGAAAGATTAAACTTGCTTGAATTAACCGTGCTGGTATAAACACCGCTTGCTACTGAAAACACAGCACTGGAAAAAATAGTTCTTAACGGCTGAGCAACAAAGCCCCCACCGTTATTATTTACATCAATGGCAATCTCGACACTCGTGCCGTTTAAGTCGCCTGTGCTTAAGTCTCTAACATTCAGTGCAGGAAAGCCCAAAGTCACGCGCACAGCCGTTGCATCGGTATTAGTAATAGTACGTGTCACGGATGCCGCAGCAGTGACCTCTGTCCCCACGCCTGTTTCAGATTCAGCACCATCAAAGCCAGCCATGTAAGACTGTGATTGTGTGCCGGTCTTTTGCTGAATGATTACATTGCTAAAGTTAAACGTGCCATCAGGATTTTGTAATGGCGTATCGTCTAGGAATACAGACTTAAACCCATTTACTAAGCCTTGTATTTCGCCCTCAGAAACAACATCAATACCTTTAGCGTACTGGATAGAGCGTAAGGTATCAGGCGCTTCAATAGGCGCACGACCACCACCGCCATCGTCTTTACCACCGCCGCCTGAGCCTTTAATGCGTTTAATCATAGATTTGCCGTTTCTGTGCCAGCACTAACCAACTGAGAGCCAACACGCAAGCGACCATAAGCCAACTGCAATGCGTTACCCTGCCCTGTGGTATTGACTGCGCCATTAAAGTTATAGGATGGTTTGTTTTCTGGGCGCTCACTCTCGCCACTTTTGGCAGTAGGCGGACTGAATAACAACTGAGATACGCCACCAAGTAATAAGCTAAAGCCGATGCTTGAAGCAGTTGCAGCCACTGAGAAAGAAGAAAGCGCACCTGAGAAATAACCAGCGCCAGGCAAATAGAACGAAGCTGCGATTAATGCCGCACCTAGTACAATCTTTCCAAGTCCGCCAGACCCTTGCACAGTAGGAATAATCTTGATTGATTTTGAAGTCGGCAAATGAATATCGTCTGCTCGATCATCCTTGCCAGCGAGTACGCGATAACCGCCCCCGTCAATCAGATTTTGCTTAAAGTCTTTGTAATTAGCACAGAAAGCACGTATAGCTTCGGCTGGTGACTTAACGTCTAGCTCGTGACGCTTGCCATAAGCTTTCGCCAAGTGTCCATATAAATAAACTACTAACATTGTTTATCCTTAAATCTGCTTTTATGTCGCAAGCATTTGTCAGTAATCTTTACCCAGTAACCACCGAGTACATCCTTGCAACTCAAACGACCCATGACGTGATGCAGAATGATGTTGTCACCGAGATACACCGCGCAATGATTCAGCACTGGACTAGCTACTTTCATTAAGAGAATGTCGCCATATTCCAAGTCTTTAAAATCAACCTCGACCATACCGGCTTGCTGGTAATTTTCTGTGTAAAGGTCATCACCTTTTAACCACCACTTATCCTGTCGATAGTAGTTGTCCATGTGAATGCCTAGTTCACGGTGATAGAAGTCATGCCAGATTGAATAGCAGTCGTTAACACCATGCACAAACTCACGCCCGATGTACGGTTGTACATATCCAGACGGGAACGTAACGGTAACTTGTTCTGTATTAGGGTTAACGATAACCCACGGCAATTTAGTAAGCTCTATGCCCACCAAATCAGCCTGTGATGGATTAGGATTGGTTATTGGGTGCGAATGTACTACTGCAATAATTTCGCCTGATTCTTCCGCGCTTGCGTAGTCCTCTGGATGTATCTCGAACTCGCTATTAGTCATTGAAATATTGCGACAAGGTATGTATAACTTTTTGCGCTTCTTTAAAACAATTAAGCCGCAAATTTCGCGGCTTGGTGATGTTTTGGCATGGGCTAATATTTCAGGCTTGAGATTGTCTATCATCGGATGCGCCCACAACTTGGAAAGCCGCTAAACGGCAATTCCCCATTTGCACCAAATCTTAACTTGCAACCAGTGATAGATTTACTGCAAGCGTCTAAGCTTAAATCAGCCGTTGGTGCATTGAGTCTAGTCGCTACCGCACCGCCTGTATAACCGCACTCTGCACTTCTATAAACCCATGTGCAGACGTTAGCTATGAACTGACGCTTAGGCAGGAATACGCCCGTCATATCGCTTGCGCTAGACAGTTCCCACTCGACAAATATATTGTTCTCGCTTACCTTGCGATCAAAATACCAAACTTCAATCGGCAACTGTGCATTAGGGTCTGCCAGTGGATTAACACCGCCTGTAAAGTTGACTGCATCAATGTACTTGAGGAATGTGCGCCTACGGATAAACTTCACGCCCACCAAGTCCTGATTATCACGCGAGAGTGAACCGATTAAACCTGTGATATTGGCTACTCTGACTGTTGGTCTTGGTTGCGTACCTGAGCCGCTCTTTTCAAAGCCATCAGCTTCAATCGGAAAGCGCGTGTAAGTTATGCCATCAAAAACAACGTCTGAGCCTAAACCATTAACGCCATTGTGAAAGTAATACTGTTCTGCTACGCCAATCGGATTTAAGTCAATCTCGAAAAATTCGACTAGATTAGATAGCGCAAGGCTTTGAATGTCTGATTCGATCATCCGTAAACCTGTTCAAAGCTGCATTGCAATGATGAAACATCAGGCGTTTCAATAGACTTATTCCAATCACGGCAAATGACGCTAATCTCAGTGCCGCCTTGAGGTGTCCATGTGAACTTAGTCACGCCACCTTTCCCGATTAAGAATGAATCAATCGCGTCAATGATTACGCTGCTGCCAGTAAAAATTAAACTCCACATTTGTGTTTGTGTATTGATGCCATCAGCTACGCGCTGCTCGTAACCATCACCAAAACGAGACGACAAAACACGAGGCGTAATTGAACGGCTTGCACCGAATAAAGGCTGATAATTGAAGTCACTCATGCTAACAAGCCCCCTTGACGTTTCTGTTTAAGCAGTTCTGATTGCACAGTCGCTTTAATCGCATTGCCTAATTGTTTACCGAATGACTCGTTAGACTCTACGCTGCCGCCTGTGGAATCTACATTGACGCTCACAGATACATTGCCACCCATGTTAGGTGTGACAGTTCCATTGCCGCCCATCGTTACAACTTCTGGCCCATATTCACCGACTAGATAGCTTTTACCGCCTTGAACGTTTCCGCCTTGAGCGCGACCACCACTGAACATGTTTGAAAAAAAGCTCATAAAGCCGCCTGACTCACCACCAAGTGAGCTAGTTAATCCGTTCACCAATGGGTCAAATATAGAACGCTGCAAGGCTAATCTTGCTAGGTCTTTCAGCATTGAATTAACCATATCGCCAAATGATTTCTCAGTACCGAATATAAAATCAGCCATAGCATTAGCGCCATCTTGAGCAAATCCATCAATGGCGTTTTTTAGTTCATCAAACTGGCTTATTCCTGACTCGGTAAAGCCTAGCATCTGCTGTTGTGCGTTAGCTGCCGCCTCGCTGAATTCATCTGCGGTTAATCTGCCAGCATCAAACATGGCAGCAAGTGTCTGTATTTGCCTTGTGTATTCTCTTGTCGGGTCTAGTGCGTCTTTTACGCGCTCAACTTCTGCGTTAAATTCTTTTTGCTTTTCAACTGCCATTTCAATGGATAGTCGTCTATCTTCATCAATCGCATCTAATTTTTCTTTTTCTAGCTTATATATCTGCTCGTTTACCCACATGGCAATGCTTAAACGTCTAACTTCTGACGCATTGGCTTCTTCTGCGGCTTTCTTTCTTGCATCAGATAGGGCTTTTGCAGCTTGTTCTGCACGTCTTGCCGCACCTTTATCTATTTCCACTTTCTTTTCTGCTACTACGGCATATTCACCAAGACTCAGGTTAAACTCGCCCTCTTTTGGCTTATCGCCAATCATAGGCGTAGGCTTCCAACTGCCTACATCAGTACCCTTTTGTTTTCTTATTGCGCGCTCAAGCTTATCAAAGCCAAAAATAGTGTCATCAATGGTTTCAACAATTGCATTCAAGGCTGGTAAAAGAATGCTGCCGGTACGCATCGCAAAGCCATCATAGCTTGCACTTAGCTTGGCTATGGAATCGTTGAACTTTTCAGCGTCAATCGCCATTGCGGTATCAATGGTAAGCCCTAGCATATCAGCCTCGTCACGAAGCTTTCTAATGCCATCAGCGCCACCGTTAAGCATAGGGATTAAGTCAGTACCAGCCTTGCCGAATGCTTCAACTGCAAGCGCGGTCTTTTTAACGCCATCAGGCATACGCTGGAAAGTGTCGGCTAGTTCTTCCAGCACCATATCGGCAGATTTAAGCTTGCCGTTAGAATTGGTAACAGATATGCCTAATGCTTTAAATGTTTCAACCTGTTTAGCAGTTCCGCTATTGGCTTCATACAGATTAACGCTTAGTTTTTTTAAGCCTGTTTGCAAGCCCTCAAAACTTACGCCAGACAAATCAGCCGCATACTTTAATTGCGATAATGCCTCAGTGGTCACGCCTACTTTTTGCGAGGCTTTAGACATTTCGTCTGCTGCGTCTACTGCTTTTTTAACTGAGAATGCAAACGCTGTCACTGCTGCCACTGCAACCGTACCAATGGCAGCACCGTAAGCAACCGCGCTTTTTTTCATGCTATCAAAGGCTTTTTGAGATTGATATTCGGCCTTATTCATGCCCTCGGTAAACTTGGCAGTATTGGCACTTAAACTGACTACTAACTCACCTAATGCCGCCATGTTTAACCTTTCTTAACTACTTTGTTTGCAAATGCGCTTTTGATTGATTCTGCACTCTGTACTTTTGGTTGCCTTGCTTTGTAATCAATCTTTGCAAGTGCCATCCATTCAGTCAGTTCTGCGCTGTCAATCTCGCTTAGTAACTGTTTAACCGTCTTGCCTAACTTTTCAGCCAGCCTAAAATAGAAAATCCTTTCAGGCCGGCTATTTAGTTTTTTTCGGCTTCTTCCAAGTCTGCATTAGTCAGCTTGTTAAGCTTTTGAGACTCAGCTACTACGCGATCAAGTGCTAACTGTGATTTAAGGCCTAGTGCGTCAATATCACCGGCATTAAAAAGCAAGTTTCCGGCTTCGTCTGTGATGGTTGCAGCCGCTAGTCTTGCCCTTGCATTGCCTACCTTGCCGCCTTTAGCGTTAGATAAGATGCCAGTTTCAAACTCATCTCGTGCTGTGCCGGTCATGGTGCTGATATAGACTTCACCGCCCCACTCAGGCACGTCAATCTTGATACGCTTAACGTCATTTGCAGCTAGAATCTGCGCTTTGGTTAATATCGCCATTATGGTGTCTCAGTAATTACGCCACTGATTTCAAGTGTGACTTGAGCCTCTACCACACCATCAACCGCACCAGACACGCTAAAGCCGTTTACATAGGCTTCAAAATCCCATGTAGTGTTTCCGTTGTCAGTAAATACAAGTTGAAATGATGTTAATTCACGGCTTGCACGTTGTGTACGAAGCAATGCGTGTTGTGTGTTTGTTGGAATGTAGTTGATGGTAAAAGACAACTGACCTTCATCATTCAATCCCATGCGTTTTTCACGCGCTAGGCTTGATAGGTCTGAAACATCAATCACAGTAGCTGAACCACCTGGGCCACTAAATGTTTTGATTTCAGTAATTGTTGCAAATGTTTCTGAGCTTAAACCGTTGCCGATTTTAAGTAACATCCCTTGTGATTCTAAAGCGTTGCTAGACATAAAAAGTCCCTTCTAGAAATGAAAAAAGCACCCGTAGGTGCTTGTGAATTTGTTGCTTGTTATCGTTGCCAGACTACATAGTCAGTTAAAACTCTGAACCGCTTTGTTTCCGGCTCATAATCATCAGTATCGTTTTCAGTGACAACCTTTAATGCGCTTGCATTAAGTGTCGTTCTAACTGTTGCTGATAATTCTTTTGCTTCTTTGTATGTATTTGACCATACGCTGATTTGTATCCTTACGCTGTCTAAGCCTGTATCACCATCTAATGATGTAACAGGTACGCTAGATATGCGCTGATAAATGATTGCTGGCAGTGTTGCAGTGTCTGGTAAAACAATCGGATAAACTCGACCGCTTGCAAGCGTCTTAATCGCGGTATAAATTGAAGTTTCTATCATTTTTCACCTGCATACTTATCAATGCGTTCTTTGAGTTTCTTAGCCATAGCATCAACTGCTTGCGATTTCTTAGTGTCAAATGCAGGGCGTAGAAATGGGCGCGCTGGTAGCTTTGATGTCCCGAACTCAAGAAAGCGCCAATAATAAGCATCTTTATCTGCTTTTTTGTATTTTTTACCGTTCCTAGCCCCTACAAAGAACGTTTGTTGTACGTTATTAGACAGTTCGCGGATTTGCTTTTTGTAGATAGCTTTCTTTAGTCTGCCTGTGAGTACAGGAACGCGCGTTACAGCGTCTTTACGGATAACCTCTGCACCAGCATTGACAGCCGCCCTAAGTCCGTTCTTGGCTAGTTTAATTGGCATTTCTTTTAGCTTCTTAGATAGCTCTGCAAGTCCTGCCACAGTAAAGTCAACATCAGCCATTGTTCACCCCTAATTCAGCCATTAAAGTAATGTATCGCTTGCCAGTGCTATCAGGTAACACGGCTTTGATGTTGTAAATAATGCCGCCATGATTAACGCGCATCTTAGGCAATATGCCGGCCTTGTAACGAATTGTGATCTTATAGTTCACACCGTTTTGCTGTTCCTGTGCTGCGAAAAACTCACGACCTGACACAGATAGAATCTCGGCTGCTACGTTGTCAGCAAATACAGTCCATGATTGCGTTTCACCGCCAAAATTAGAGTCTATAACGCTAGTGTATTGCTCAATATCAACTGTCTGTCTTAATTTAGGTGCTAACATTTACATTCCTAAATTATCGCGATATGGCATAAGCAACATTTCTGCACATTCACGAATACCTTTAATTTCATCAGGTGTGGCAGAATCATACTTAGCGCGTACCAATAGGAATACAGCAGCATATACACTGCCTTTCAATGGAGGCTCACTAGAACCAACCTCTGTCGGCAATTCAGATACGCCTAGAAACTGTAAACATTCATCCTCGGCAGCATCAATCAATAACTGAATTAACACATCATCATCAGTGCCAGTGACGCGCAAATCTGCTTTTACCATTGTGAGCGTAGCTGTACTCATTGATTAACCCCGTAATGTTTTATGCTGTCGCCAATCCACTCTTTAAGCAGTGAACCGTCTTTATCTTTGATGCCGTTAAAATCAGGTTTATGCCCCATCCCTATGCCAGCCCTGCCTTCAAACCCTTTTATTCCAACTACGCGATTACCAGTAAATAGCAGTTTGTTTTTATGGTTTTTCCATAAGTTAATGTCTATAAACTTGGTATTAGGTACGCACAGCTTTCTGAATGTTTCTATTGCGCCATCACGCATAGCAGTAGCGCATAAACTAGCGTGTTGCGTATTCTGTAATTGTCTGCCTGTCTTTGTCGCAATGTTGTAGTAACGCGCAAGGATTTCACCGACTAATTCAGCATTGTCTAAGTGCTTATCAACTACTTTCAGCCAATCAGGTGCATAGTTGTCGTCATCTTCTAAAATTACCAATCTTGCATCATTAGAAATTACCTCTAATCCAGCCAGCAAGTTAGCGGCTTGCGTGTTCATGCCCTCTTTCCACCTGTGCTGTGGTCTTACTATGTCTAGTGTCCAGTTATCGCGCTGAAACGTTACTGGCTGCATTTCTTCGCCATCATCTACAATTACCCATCGCACCGCGCCATCATAATTCTGTGCCATCATGAGCTTTTCGCAGATTGCCCATGCTTTAGGTCTGCAACCTGTCGCAGTGAGTAGTGTTAGCATGGTGTTCTCGCTATTGCGAACGTGTGCATCGGTAAAGTGCGAACTGAATCAGTTGCTTCACCGTGATCGTTAAGTTTAAGTACCACTTCGCCTGCATAGAATGTTTCAACATCAATAAATCCAGCATCTTCAAGCAGCAATTTCAAACCACTGCGGCTGTATCTGAAATAGTCATCAGGAAAGCCATGCTCTGGGAAAGCAAATAGTGTCGTAATGATGATGAAGCCATCAGGTTTAAGTAGTTCTCTAATCTTTGGTAGTGCGATGTGCGGCCTTGCAATATGCTCCATTACTTCACTGCACAAAATACCTGTAAATCTACCTTGCCAGTTACTAGGCGGATTGTGTATATCTGCCACTACATCAACGCCTTGACCTTCTTGCATATCGCAGCCTGTCCACTGACCTTTTGCTAGGTCGCGGTTTACAATCCACCATGTATGCGGATTTGTCATGCGTGAGCCGATTTCTAGTACGTCATTACCTAGCTTGTCTGCATGAGATTCAATAAACGCCCTGATTCTGCCGCGAACGCTGTTAATTGGTAATTTCATCTTCTAGTTTTACTCTTTCAAAGCAAGTTAAAGCAGTTTCGCGCGTAGCATTGACGACCAAATCAGGCCATTTTTGCGCTATTTCTGCGAATCTCTTATGCCATTTATGCATCATTCCAGCGTTACCAAGCCCTTTTGGATGGTCGCCATGCCAATGCTTCAATCCATTTGTTTCCTGACAGTCAAAGCCTAGTAAAACTATCCTACTAGCACCGCCTGATATAGCTAAACTAATGCAAGCTGCACCGCTATTGCCGAAGTGTTCAAAGTTAGCCAAGTGCTGCGCTTGTTTCACTGGATTGTTTGAGTATCTAGCACCGATAAAGTCTTTCACGACTTCATCACCGTAAATAGTCCACCAGTCCTTATCCATGCTGTACATTGCATCAGCCCATAGAGCCAATTTGAATGTAGTGTTTGCAACGATTACCGCTTTTTTCTGCCCTGTGTCTTTTTCTCGCCATTGCCTGACGATTTCAACGTCTTGCTTTGTAAGACTTCCACCAGAGGCGAGGCAGATGACTGTGCCGCCTCGCCATCTATCTTTAGTGGGTTATCTTGTAATACTTTTGTTTCGTAGCGTACTGCCTCACCACGTTCGATATAGAACATGGCTTTATGATCTGGCAAATCAATCACGGTGTTATTAGCTAAACGGCCTTTAACATCGTCATTAATCGGCTTCTTTGAAGTGATAACGATTTTCATTGTTTTATCCAATAAAAAAAGCCCACCGAAGTGAGCTTGTTTTTGTTTGTGTTGCTTATATTAGAAATTCTATTTTGTCCCCTTTTTGCAAATTATCTATTGCAAATAGCGGCCTAAGATTTGTAAAGTTATTAAGTAAAATAATGTCTTGTTCTGTTTTTGCACTTGATAATGGGATGATATGGTCTATATGCCAATCAGAAATATTATCCCAATTCATACCTTTTAAAAATTGCTTTTCAATATGAGACTTAAATTCTTCCCACGTACAACCTAATATTTTTTCTGTTTTTGTATTTTTTTTATACCCATTTTTTCTAATTGATTGTCTTATACCTGCTCGCACTCTACCAATTAATGCAAATAATGGATCATTCTTTCTTCTATTCATTTGATAAATATTTGCGGTTTGAATGGCTTTTTTCCTTTTTTCTTCATCAGCCATATATTCTTTATAATATTTTTTCTTCCATTCTTTCATGAATGGCAAAGCAGCTTTATTTTGAAGAACTTTACAAACTTCACAATATTTTGCTCTTCTTTTTGTAAGTGTGAAGCTAACTCCGCAATGAGCGCATGATTGAATACTACCCATCACCCTATCCCCACGCTCTCTAGCTTTTCTTAGCGATTCAGCCCTTGCTGTTTCTAGTAATTTTTGTTTTGCACATGGCTTGCAGTTTATATTTTTAATACAGTTGCGGATAAATATAGTTCCGCAAGTTTGACACTTAAATTCAGTGCCTTTTACTTTTTCAACACCATTAAGTCTATCGTATTTTTGTGCAAGAATTCTTCCTAGCTCTCTTCTTCTTTCTTTTTCGCAAGGTTCGCATCTTTTAGTTTTTTTGTTTTTTGCAGCTAGTGAGAATTTTCCGCAATCAGGGCATAGTGCGACTGGAGAAAACTGCGGGCGATCTGCTCGCTTCTTCGCTTCGTATTCTCGCTCATATTGTCTACGGCATGGATGACAATAGGCGCCAAGACCAAAAACCCCACGAGAGTTTTTACTGTATTCGGTAAAAGGTTTATCTTTCCCACAACGTCGGCACGTTTTAATGTTATTATGCAAAAACATCAGATGACTCCTTAACAGTCGTTTGGTTAGAAGCCCTAACACATGTCCAGTGTGTTAGGGCTTCGTCTATTATACTACAACTTACGAAGTAGTCCAGTCTCCAAAAAGAATTCCTGATGCGCGTTCAACACCAAGACCTAATCTTTCTTCCGCCCTCAGTGTCAGGAGATTCTGGGTAAAATCCGTTCCGACATAACCAGCTTCAACAACTGCACCTGTGCGGTTATAAAGCACAGTAGAGCTATCCAATGCGCCAACCAAGAATTTAGCTGCTGGCATATTGTTTGACAGTACTACACGTAAGCCGAATGGATTTGAACCAGCGATAGTGCCAGGTGCGCCATACAAGTATTGGCCTGTACCAGCACCCTCACGAGTACGCTCCATTGCGCCCCATGTAGCAGGGTTAACAATCACTGTGTCTGGCATACGACCAATAGCCCACAATGCGTATTTAGCGCGATTGATAGCATCTACCAGCAAATCGTCAGATGTTGGTGTGTAAGCAGTAAAGTTGCCTGAGTCTGTCAAACCTGACAAGTTAGGGCTTGTACCGTTACCATTCAGCAACTGTGCATCAATACGCTGTGCTAAACCATCACGCACACGAGTATCAATGTAAGCCATGATTGCAGGCGCATCTTCCATCAACTGTTTAGACACTTTAATCCAGTGTGCAACGGTGGTGATTGGTACGTTGTACTGTTCAAATGTCAGATCAGATTCAGGCTTAGCCGCACCCTGTGAAACTTCTGCCGCGCTGTTTGTCCATGCTAATTCACGCAAGCTGTTTACCATGTTGGTAGATACAGGAATTGCACGGAATAGCTCACGAATTGTCAACGGTGCAAAGTTGCCAGAAATAACACCTGGGCGCTGATCTGGAAATACAGTGGTGCTGTCAGATGTAACTGTGTTTTTAACTTCAACACGTACTTTGTCACGATCACCTTTAAGCAAAGCAGCGAAAGCGTCAGATTTGATGAATTCTTCACCGGCTGTCATGGTGTGTGTGTCACCGCGCTCAAAGCCAGCAGATTGTTTCTGTGCTAATTCAGCCAATGATGCTGATACAGATTTATACTCTTCTGAAAGAGCAACAACAGCAGATTTTGCTTCGTTAGCTACTGAGCCAGCGTCTTTAAGCTGACCCTCGTATTTTTCCATTGCAGACTTAAGTTCTGCGCCCACTTTTTCCTGTACTGACTTAAAGCCGTCAGCAACTAGTGACTTTAATTCTGTGTCACTTTCAAACAAAATAAAGCCCATTTGAGCCATGTAAGCAAAAATAAACTTACCTAAAATTGATTTAAACATAATATTTCCTTATCTTTAGACGAAAAAAAACCGCAATTAAGCGGCTTGTTGTTTTGATGCTAGGGTTATGAGGTTTTGAAGCGTTCAAACATCTGTTTAACGGCTTCTAATCTCTTTTGTTCTGCATCAGAATCACTCTGACACAAGGATTTAATGCGACTGACTAGCGCAGTTGCATCGCTCCTACTAAACCCGCCAGCATCACGCAGTAAGGTTTCTATTTCTTTTAATGTTTTCATTTCATTCAGCGCAGATTTAACATCACCGATTTTTGCACCAAGATCCGCAGGATCTTCAACAACGCTAATTTCGACTAGCTCTGCTTCTTTAATCACACGTACACCGTCTGAGCGTGTTTCGTAGTCTTTAAGATAAAAGCCAATAGAGAGGCCATCAATCGCGCCATGTTTAAGCAAGGCATACACGTCTTGCGCTTTAGAATGATTAGGTGTTAATTCGCCCTCTACATACAGGCCGTACTCATCTTCTTTGAGCGTTACCCATTTACCGATGATCTCGCCATAGTGATTCCAGCGTAAGCGTATCGGGCGTGTGCGGTTTTCTAGTGTTTTTGCGTAAGCACCTGGGGCTATGGTGTCGTTATAGCTATCAATATCGTTAAACTTTGAGGCGTATCCGCTAAATTTCATGCCGCCAACTGGGTCAAGCTTTACCTGAACCTCAGTAAGATTTATGTTCTTATGTAAAATTGTCATTACTTTGTCCCTCTGTGGT